TCTTCCGATCTAAATTGTCGAGCGTCTCTAGCGTCGCAAAAATATTCATGATGTCCTCGTTCAGCGCCTGCACGACAGAAATCTCGATCGACACCCGCTTGTCGTCCTGCGGTTCTTCCGCCTGTGGTATCTCATGGAGGGGCGCCAGGGCGGCACCAAATTTTTCCGCTGTCTGATCGTTCAGGTAGCTTCTAATTCTGATCTTGTTCGGATTCTCACCCGACTGAAAATTGGGGGACAGAACCTCAAAATCGAATCTCTCAGGCTTGATCACCTCTTTGCTGGCTTGAAAACCACTTCCAGAGAACAGAAGATTGTTCTGGGAAAAATCGAACAAAGCGATGTTGCCCGACGCGTCGGATTTCGTCACCGTCTGGTCGATTGAAGCGTCAACACGCAACCGCTCAAAGGAACCGCTCGCATTTGTGACGAAATTAAAGTTAATCTCGGGATCGATCACCCCCAATGACTTGAAATTTCGAGCATGAGTTTTGGTCTCATCGACTGTCAGGCCCTTGCTCCAAAATCGTAATGTCGAAACTTTGCCNGTGAATGTCGAAATTCTGGCACGGGAATCGACATTGGTCGTGTCATTGAGAAAAACTGACTCGGTTGTGTCAAAGCTCTGGCTTCCCACAACCACAAATGTACCGCTAGTATTATAAGAAGCGGAAGCCCCCGAACCGCTGATACTTTGCAGGGCATTGTTGGCAGATGTACCCTCGTAAAAATAGCTCGAGGTTGTTAAAAACTCTTCCAATCCGCCCGGGGTGAATTTTCCGGCGCGCAGAAAATAGGACGAGGACACATAAGAAGAGATAAGATCGTGTCTGTCGCGTCCAAAAGCAATACTCCACTTTCGACCGTCAAAAATATCAACGCCAGTCATGTACATCGATAGCGTCGGTGCAGACGAACCACTCACGGGTCGACCGTAGAGAACCAGGCTACCAGTCGTCGAAAGAGACGAGCCCGGCTTTATGGCCACGAGGTTGAACAAAACACCATGTCCGACATTCGGTGCAGTGGTTCCTGTGACGTGAATTCTCGCCAGGCTCTGTGTCAAAGGATGTGTGTGTTTGTTGTCAAATTTATAAATACCCTCAACTGTCCAAGACCCAGAAGTGAAGAGGCCATCATTGGGATCGCTCGATCCCGTTATGGGACCGTAGGCGCCAGCACGCTCACCGAGTACACCAGCGGGTTGTGGCACACCTGGCGCAACTCTGGATCCTGACAGATATGGACCCGCTAAAAACGGTCTGCTAGAGTCTATTCCCTGAGGGTTTAGTGTCCCGGGAGTGTTGAGCGTTCCGCTCATATCCAACATTGCAGCGATCTCGTGGCGTCTAATAAAGGAGTCCCCCAAATTTCTCTGCTTAGAACCTCCAAACTCCCTGATTCTGATTGGTCCGTCCGGATTAATACCCATATTTGCCAGAATGGACCTCAACGACATGTGTGTGCCTCTCGTGGAAAAGATGAAAGGTAGATCTGAAAAAATTCGTCTCCACAGTGTATTCTGAACCGCACGCAGCGCCGTCGTCGAGCGTCGATTTTTTCGAATCTCCGTGCCATCAAGCAGCTGATTTAACGAGGCGTTGGCGTAAAAATTTGGTAGCGCTATACCGTAGTATCTGGAAAGCCACGGTAACAGCTGATCCGAGATGGCATCCTGTGAGAGGACATCAACCTTCAACAGACGCTTGAATTCGTCGATAAACATTTTTAGTTCATCAAATGTTTCAGCAAACGTGTAAAGCAAGCCTGCGATAATCTGTGGCTGCCCCACTCGGGCGCCCCCGGGCTGATCGTAGCGTCTAGCTAACGACTCACCTATGTCGGCCTTCTCTGTCTCGAATCCCTCAGCGTCCGACGCCTCCTTGAAGTAGTGCGAGGGAACCAATCGAGTCACCAAATTGGGATTACTGTAATCATAATTGCTGGCGGAAGTCAACAATTCATCGTTGAGATCTGTCACACCCTCAAATGATGGAAAAAGCACCGTCGAAACTATAGCCGTCTCTCCATTGACGGGCGCCTGGCCGTACGTGCCAGTATTTCTAAGAGACATCGAAAAATTCTGTACGCTAGTGTGAAGCCCGTTTCCACTATGATCAAGCACAAGATCTGATCCATTGCCTGCAAAGGTACCAGACGGCTCGTTGAATCTGTACAAAAGTTTAAGCTTTTTCTGGGCAAAAACATCAAGAAATCTCTGTTGCTGGATCTCCTGCTGTGTTCTTCCGGTGTGCCACACTCTGAATTCGTCCATCGCTCCCGAAAGTGTCTCCTGGGGTGTAAAAGTATGGTAGCCAAAGGCGTGAGCGGATCCGCTTCCCAGCGTCATTGGAGACGTCTTAAAATCAATCTGTCCCAACGCGCCGAAATCACTGGTCGCGACCTTCATACCGTTGCGATACAGCAGAATCTGACCCGGCCCGGCCGATCGATCAAAAACAGTAGCACAGTGCTCAAACTGACCTTTTGTCAGTTCCATCGAGGCAGAGAGAGTCAATGATCCAGACCTTATCATCACAAGATAATCCACTACACCCAGCGGGCTTGCTTTGTCTGCTGAGGAGGAGAGGAAGAGCGAGATTCCGTCATTTCCATTCAGCTTCTGCGCGATGACCTGACTGTCGTTGTTCGATCCGCTGGGAGAATTCACATAGAACTCGAACGTGAAAGGATTGGTTCCTGGATCGAGAACACTCCCCCCGGTTGGATTCTTTGAAAGCTTAGGTGAGTGTGAACCTTTGAAGTCATTGATGCTGATATAGGTTCCGGGTGACGACGGCGACGAGGACCCGCTGAAAGCCAGATAACCAATGTGCTGTGGGAACTGATCAAGCACATACTTCTCATATCCCGTAAGACCGTCAACAAAGCTGTAAAATTCAGTTTTGGTGCCGTCAAAAGGCAAGCTATTTATGATCTTGTCAAAAGCCTTTTGGGTCTTTGCTTCCGCAGAATTGAAAAATGTATGGGACGCAAAATCCGACCAGTCGACAAAAAGCTGNTGTGTGCTTTTGAGCGGAGCGCCTGGGGAATCATATCTAAACGAGCCTGTCAGAATTGTCTGCGTGTTCTCGGCATCGTTCAGAGTCATATTTCTGACAGGTGCGGCCGACCTTTTATTTCTTAGAATGCCAGGTTTGAAAAGCAGATTGTCTGCTGGCGTATTAGGCTCTCGTGACATTCCTTAATCCTTGACTTCAAAAATCGCGTCTCTATTTTTGACCAGGTAACTCACCCCTCTATCGACAATATAGAAATCGAAAGCATAGGACCTTCCGGTCATCAGTGCCTGCATCTTGAAATCAAAGAACATTCCGTCCGCATCCGTCGAGACACGAGTCGAGTCGTTGACGTCGTCATACGACAGCATAATCTTCCCCGTCACCCTGTCCACGACTTGGTAATACACCTTGTCATAAATTACTGACTTCAACTTATAGGGCGTCTTGACAGGTTGGTTGTTCTCGGCAATAAGGTCTCTTCCGAATATTCTAAAACGCACAGTGTCATTCTTGTGATATGCCCTGGTTGCATTCGTCAGCGTGATTAGCGGTTCTCTTGAGATGAATTCTCCGGCGCTTCTTTGCGCTCTTTTGATGACTACGCTGCCAGTGTGATAAGCCACCTTGCCGTCGATTGATTTCCAGAAAGTTGTAAAAGTGACCTCTCCCTTTTCAGCAACAAGCTGTGATATATTTCGTGTTGTAGCATACGACGAGGTATTAGTTGATGCCAACGCAAATGATGCCGAATAAACACCCGACACAATGTGACCATCAGTGCCCTGGGTGTGTTGGCTGCCTGTCACATAGAAGTTGAACAGACCCTTATTGAGATTCAAAACAAAGCAATTGTTGCCTTTTATTTCTGTCAGGGAAGATCCGCTAACAAGATTGGCGAGGGCGGATCGATTGTAGCTGTTAAGAAACAATGATCCGCTCGCGTCAAAATAGAAATTCGCATGATGATCCTGAATTGAGTCATCAAATCTTACCACAATTCGTGGTCGAAGAAGGGGGTTGGACACATGTCGTGATGCAAATCTCTTCACAAATCGAGATTTCGTATCGGTCTCTTCCGATCCCGTAAAGGACAATCTAAAGCCCTTGTCGGGAAATTGACTTGCCACAGTTGCAGACACAAGTGTCGTTATGTCTATCTCGAGATCCTCAGTACCCTCGGTAAATGTCTGCGTCTTTTCAAATGAGACAGTACCGTTTCCATCGATCAGATTACCCGATGCGATGTAGTCGATATCATCCGAGTCGAGCAGGCCTCCCCGGTTCGCGCCGGACACGTACCACAGGTTATTTTGAGTCGTNTAGGATGCTGTGATAAAGTTAGAAACATCAACGTCATTAAATTTTCCTGTGTCTCGCCCTACGCCCTCGTTGAACGATTGTGACAGCGGAAAAACCGACAGTGTGAAATTTCTCGGAACAGCATGACCGGTCATGATATCCTTGAGTTCGAGCGTCGCTTTGAAATTTGAACTGTTGAGATCGAGAATACTGCCCGTCAGAGCTGTTATCGGAGTCAAATCAAAATTAATCAAAGCACGAGAGAGCTCCGTCTGTTTTCCGAGGCTGCCCGACTTCGTCTCATCATAAAGTTTGAAAAGGTCTAGGGTAGACGCGCGACCAACATTGGCATCCCGAACCCTGGTCTGTTCATTGATAATTTTATCCGTGATGTAAGTGTCTGCGCTAGCAGAGCAAACGATTATCATTTCAACCTCAGACTGCTGTTCCTATAATATCAAAATCAGAGTATTTCAGCTCAAAAATTGAGCCTCTGTCGGGCTGAATCAGACCCTTGGTCTGGCTCTGCTTAAAATCAAATGTAGCAGTATTGTACTCTCTGTCCTCGATCTGCCCGATACGAGGAAACACTTGCAAATCTACCAGCGAAATTACGAAGTTAGAATTGATGATCACATTGACGATATCGTCCACAACTATGGGCTGATCGATGTTGAAAAATTTTCTATCTAATGTGCTCGCGATTCTCGAATTCACTGTTTGAATCACTTGAGTCTTGGCCGCGTTCTCAGACACATAGACGCTGTACTTCACGGCAAAATTAATCACCTTTGTATCCAAAATATCTATTGCATCACCCACAAGACGCAATTCGTTCAAATATGTTTTTAAGTTTTTCTTGAGAGAGTCGGGCGAGACAGCCAAACTCCCCTCATCATCCCTAGACACAACATAAAGCAGGGCAGACATTGGATTGACAGGATTGTCCACCACTGCTGCTCTATAGATTCTTCCAAATTCACTGGGTAGCGTGTAAATTCTAGCCAACAGATCCTCACGCGACACAACTCTTCTCTGCGACTTCCTCGCCGATGTTATTCGTGTTTTCAAATCGTCTAGTGTGGGTGCAGAATCTCCTCCGCTGGCAGGCTCTGGGTTGGTCATCAGAATTGACTGTCGCACAGACAGCGCATCGGCCGCTGAAGGGCTTCTTCTAAACGACAGGGAAAGTTTATCCAGCTGCTCCACTTGATTAGCGGAAACATTATGATTGAGACCGCCTCCAAAACGATAGCGAATCGAAAGTGTGGTATCCTTGGGGGATATGCCCAGCGTCTGTGTTTCCAAAAGTGACTGTGGATCAATATTAAATCGCGCCACAGTTGTCTTTCCGAACAGACTAAGCGCAAGCTCACTGGGGTCTGGAACGATATCATCATCCAGAGTGTCCGCATTTCCCGATCCAAATCGCAATGTGGCCAGCTGAGTCACTGGATCGTATTTCTTGATAAAACGATAGGGGGCAGCAATAACAGTGACGTAGTAGGGCACGGCGGCATTGTCTGGGGCAGCATTTTTTGTTTTGAGCATCACCGTGTCCTCGCTAAGCGAGGTGACCGGGTAGTAGGTATTAAGCTCGGTATCTGATACGGAGAGTATTGCAGAAATGTTCTTCTCCACAAGAGTTATCTCTCTAAAGGCGACAAAAGCATTTGGCACTGATATTTCCTCAGTTTTCTCTTCCCCGCTCACCGCAGCCACCGATCTTGTCACAGTAAAGGTTGCGGGGATGCCGTCGGCTCTAGTTGTTGATATCACAAAATCGGCTAAAAAATTTCCATCCTCGTCCTGTTCAGAAAAGTCCAAATCATCGACCGTCGTGAAAGGAATTCCCGAAAATGACGACACCTGTGTACCGGCCAATACTACAGGCATTGCCGATCTTTTGGGTAGATACACATTGTTAACAGACTGTGACGGCACAGTGAACTGAAAATTCAGAGAAACGGAAGCCGGCGCGGCCCCCACAATATTTACACCCGCATTATTCAAGTGTGTAATGATGTTCCCAGGTTCAACAGCGCGTGCAGGATCCAGCTCTCGAAAAGCGTGATCGAGGTAAAAACTAAGTGAATCTCCAACAGTTGCAACAAAATCGAGAAACATTCCTCCCACAGACGGTTCCGAGAAATCCTGAATTTTGTCAGGAAAGTAAGTGCGTGCGGAATCGAGAAGCTGTGATCTAATTGACTCGAAGTCTCTCGCCGTAAATGATCTGTTCTCTTCCTTTTTTATCTTCTTTTTAACCTGGAATGCCATTTTATCCCCCTACTAAGATGACAGCTTCCACAGCCTGATCTGTCAGGTTCAAATCTGAAACCGAATAAGTAACTCTCACCACACTTCTAATCACATTGCCGTCCTCTGAATTGTCAACTTTGGGCTCAAATGTTTCGAGAGTGATAAAGGGCATGTACTTGTCCACTGCTGCTGAAATTCTTCTTGCAGCCTCACTGTCGATGTCCTCGGCGGTCATCTCCATAGCCAGCGGCAACAAGTTCGCCCCGAAATCTCCCAACATCAGCCGTTCCCCACGATTAGTCGCAATTAAATTTCTAAGATTGTCTCTAATCTGTGTGCCCAAATCATAGGACATATTGAACATTGTATTTCCCGTCGGAGCGAACAACATAGGTGTCCTAATTCCAATTGGATTCTTGATCGCAACATCATCAAGATTATCCTCATAAGCGGTCTGAAGCTGGCCCACCGACTTAAAGTCGTAGACCTTTCTTACTTGGGGCACTTTTCACCTCCCGACTAAATATCACGGAAGCAAAGTTATATCGCTACACATGTCGTGCCCGAAACACACACTAAGACAGTTTACCCTCTCCGGTTCCTTTCCAGGGTAAACTCACAGAAGGCACCGGAGCACCCACAGGTGTCACATATCCAATTATGGGAACACCGCCGGTCAGAGCCACATCGGTATTTACCTTAGCAGTCAGCGCGAACTTGTCTGTCGCATTCTTGACATCCGTGCTGAGTGTCAAAATAATTTGAATCGAATCTGCATTGTCAATCTTGCCCTCATTTCTCGCCTTCTTGTAGGCAGTTTCGAAGTCCTTCTTCAGAGTGTCCACGTTACNNCCCTCAAACGAAATTTCACCGGTACCGGTGCCCGGACCCGGGGCAGTGTAGTTNCCCACAGCAAACGTAGGGTGGGTCGATATCTGGCCCGGATTTATTGTGACTGTGGTTACAACCAGCGCCTCTTTCATGTAGTTGTGAACGGCGGTACCCATCTCATCAGCGAGGGTTTCGATGATTACATCGCTGTCGGCACCATCCTGCATTCCGTCATCTCTCGACTTTCGAAACGCTGCCTCCAGCTCATTCATCAGTAAAATTTTAGATGCTGCGAGTGTCTGCGGCATGTATTCACCTAGATCAAACTTGTAGCGATTCCAAACCCCTTACCGGCGGCGGATGTCAACCCACCAACAACATCGGGTTGACCGGACGGAGAATCGACATCCGTGTCGACCTTTGCCTGCACCATGTAATCGTGAATTGCGTTCGCGAGATCCTCCGCGAGATCCATAATGATTTTGTCGCTGTCGGCACCGTCATTCATTCCGGTATCGCGGGAGGTTTGGTAGGCGGAATACAGGGCAANTTCTAATCCGAATTNGGCAACGCTAAGCGGCATATCACTCTCCAAAAATTCTTNTTGATTGCACCTTTTCGATGGCTTTCTTGTGCTTTGCACTGATGGCAACTTTGAGAGCGGCAACTGCTGCATCAATTTTTGGGGATGGCGATCCGAATCCCGGAGTGGGTGCAGCGGTCATGTTATCACAAAATGTCGACATTTCTTTCATAAAATCCTTCCAGATGTCCTCAAGATCCTTGTACTTGACGTACGGTTGTGACTCTCCGTCTCCCGGACCTGTTCCAGCACCACCGTCGTCCGGTGTCCTTCCCAGAAAAATCTTACTTCCACTGATCTGAACGGTTCCGTCCGGTTCGATGATGATCGATGCCAGCGTTTCCCTGCTGTTACCCTCCTTGACGATTCTGATGCTGCCGTTCACATCAGGAAAATTCGGATCTTCCGGCTCCTTTTCCGAGTGTTTCTCTATTTTTGTCTTTCGAGCAATAATTCGAATGTGATCCGACTTCACCGCTATGGCTGCACCGGCTTGTGGTGCAAAATCTGTGGCAAATCCTTTGGGAATCACACCGTCTAGATCAGCGCCCTTTCCCATTCCAAGCTTCTCATCGATCTTAGTATTTTCCGCGATATAAATTCTCGATGCGTCGATCAGAAAATCAGGATCCCCCTC